GTCGGTATCGCGATCGTTTTACACGATAGGCATTTAAAATGAGTTTTGCGGGCGAAAAAGGGTATAGCACAGGGTATAGTAAAAATAGCTGTACCCTGTTGCAATCCCTTGTTAATACTGGGTTTATACTATATAAGTGTATAGTGTATATATATACTATATATTGTCTACATATAAGATTACATTCTTACGCGGTTGATAATATATATAATAGAGGTGCTATACACTCTACACTATACACTCATGGGTAAAGGATCGAAAAGAAGAAAAGAGGACACGAACAAGTATAGGGATGCCTGGGAGTTGATCTGGGGTAATTCAAAAAAGGATAATAAAGATGCCAAGGAAAAAAAAGCCAACGAGCGAACAATCAAAAGCACCAATACAGTTTGATAAGGACAATGAGTATAAGCTGACTGAAATGCAGTCCAGCTTTGTTTGGCATTACACCGAAGGTGCATGCGGTATGACTGAGGCGGCCAGAAAAGCTGGTTATGAGTTTCCAAGCGCAAGCGCGAACAAGTTGCTAAACGGCAAGGACTATCCCAACGTAGTTAAGGCCATACGAATCAAACAAGATGAGCTCGCAGAGAAGTATGCAATCACACCACAAAAGACAGGTACGATGTTGTGGAAAGTAATGGAGAGTGCGTTCGAGAAAGGACAATACAATGCTGCGGTTAGCGCGATAAAAGAGTTGAATCAGTTAGCTGGTTTGTCCATCAATAGATCGCAGAACATAAACATAAATGCGAACCTGGAGAAGATGAGCAGAGAGCAGATCAAGGAACGATTAGGACAATTACTCGGCGCAAATACTGGCGACTACTCGGACAAAGATAAATAGGATTATAACTGTGTGAACGCAAACACATATCCAAAGCAAAAAAAATTCGAAAAATCGAAAAAATTGTCATAAGTCATTGATATACGGTGCTTTTTTGCGTGTGCACACATGTATTTTTTTGTGCAACTATGTGCAACTTGTGAGCACAATAGATACGCCAGGTATATTGGAGTCCCTAGGATCCGCTTTTTTACAGGCATTTCTTTATTTTAGGGACCCCTACACCCGTTTTTTTTGGCAGCCTTGTGGCTGTATAATAATAACTAGGTTTGACATACTGAATCACCATTAAAAATGATTCCTTATGGTCAACTTTTTTATATGTAAAGCGTATGCTAAAATTTTTGCATGGCTGAAAGAAAGACAATCCAAGATCGTGTTAGGAAAAGCGATTTATCTGCGTTTTCATCCATTGGTAGTCCGCTACCAGGCACAGGTGTTAGATATGATATGGACAATCAATCAATACTCACTCCAGCACAAACCGCCTACTTAGCATCTGTCTTTGCACCTGGAGCTGGTATTACCGATGCAACTGTTGGCTTTCCAGAGTTTCCTGGTCCAGACATAGCCTTAGTTGATGCTTTCTCTGGAGATCCAATGCCAAGCATGGCCGAAAACATTGCAGCCGGAGGCATTGATCGATATTTATTTGCACCATTACAAGGTTTGGGTGTATTAGGCGATGCAGCCTACGGCATACCGGTTGCAGGACCAGTTATAGCTGGAGCATTAAAAGCACCATCAGCTCTTGCAACATTAGCAGGCGGTATTGCAAAAGCAAGCAAAGGCTCAAAAGCAGTCGACAAAGGTTTAGGATCCCTAGACCAACCAAAAGACATGATGTTTGTGCATAATACCTCTGAGGAGGCTATAAAAAGTTTTGATGCAATGGGAGGAATCCCGTCTCCAAGTTTAGCGGTTCAAACCGCCGATGTGCCACTTAAGGGATTTGGCGACATCCAACTGATTGCCAAGCCAAAAAATTTCGATCCCGCTGTAGATCCGCGAAACGCGGTTTACTCTGCCGATGCTTACACGCCCAGAGCACCGAAAAAGATACGTTTGGCAAAAGAAGGAGCTGCCGAACAGTTGCAAAAAGATTACACCAGCCTTTTTTCTAACAAAAAACTAATGAAACAAGCAGAAGAAGGCACCCCACCATATCAAATTAGAGAGGACATAAAAAAAGCAGCAGATGAACTAAATAATTTACAAAAAAATAATATTAATCGTCCACAGGACCGCATAGAAAATTTTGATAACTTTTTTTACACAGACATAGCAAGATTAAAGTTTGCAAAGGAAACAGGAAAAGAGCTTGATCCAACAAAAGTAAATTCAGCGGGGACAGAATACGCAAGATGGGTAAGAAAAGAAAAAGACAAATATCTTAGCCAAGATGGAGTTTTTCAATACTTCGATGATTTTGAAGAAACCATGGTTACAAAACCTTACACCCTAGAAAATGCAACTCGCAACATGATCGAAGAAACTCAGCGTGGTGGTGAGGCCGGTATCGGTGTTTTTGGGAACAATAGGCTACGAGCACTTATGAGCGAAAAAATGACAGATCTTGAAGATATAAAAGGCCAAAGATCCAGAATAGAAGATAATCCTGCTTTATCTGTCCTAGATGAAAACATTGAAGATGTTTTTACGGAAGTTACAGGATTCGAAAGTCCTAATAGTTTTGCCAGAAACATTATGAATAATGTCGGTATAGCTTTAGAAGAGGGTGAAGATATTGTTACTGCTATTAGCCAAGCTATAGATTACGCAGGTAATCTTAGTCCTGTAAAAAAAGACAAAATGTTAAATGGTATCTTAGATGCTTTTAAAAAAAATGCTGCACGCCCAATTGAATACCTAGAGGCCAAACCCATGCGAGCTGTTACCTTTGATGAATTTGCTGGTGCTATAGTGCCGCCGAAAACCAGCCAAGAAGTTATCGATATTCTAGAAAACCGTGGATTGAAAGTAATTAAAAATGATCCAGAGACCGACTTTATGAAAACTAAAGCCAGGCAGAAGTTTAAAGACCAGATGTTTTCTTTTGCACCGATTGTAGGCGCAGGAGGTATTGTAGCTCTTAGTATTGACGACAACACACCAGATGAAAATAAAGGCGTCGGCTCTTTAAATTAAGTTTGCAATTATTTGCATATTTTGAGAAACTTTATCAATGCCGAAAAAATACATACACGTTAATCAACATAAAATTCGAGCTAATAAAAAAAACAGCACTAATGAGCCAGTTATAACGATTAAAGAAGGCAGAACAAATACCTACTGTCACGCAGTAAAAATTTTAGGCGATAGCATAATTAGATACGGTGGTAACGATAAACCTATTTTACCTTGTGGAGCCAGAGTCGTTATTGAGACACATGCACCAATAGAGATTTTGAAACCAAATGATTATGTGCAAGCTAATTTAAAAAATGCCAATAAACAGTAGAAACAAGGGCGCACAATTTGAACGCGACGTAGCAAATATTCTTAACGGTTTCTTTTCAGAAAACAACATAGATTTCAAAACAAAACGCAACCTGGATCAATACCAGCAAAAAGAGCTGTGCGATCTAGACATTCCTTTTCATGCGGTTGAATGTAAATTCTACAAAGAGGGCGAATGGCTAAAATCTGCCTGGTGGAATCAAGTTTGCAGTGCCAGTAATGGTAGGATTCCCGTCCTGATATTTAAGTTCAACCGCAGACCCATCCGAGTGTGCATACCATTGCATGCAATGAACCTAGATTGGCCAGAAGAAAACGACAAAATATGTGTCATGGACATAGATAACTGGCTAGACGTGTTGAAAAAAAACTGGAGACGATATGAAAAACATTTTGAGGTTACAGTATGAACTATAAATTTAATAAATTTTATTACAAACCATTGCCAGACAATCTTACGATTAAAAATAGTGTGATCGAAGGCTTGGGACTCTTTGCAACTGAAAATATTGCAGCCGACACAGACCTTGGCATGACTCATATTAAGATACCGATTATTAACGGCTATGTTCGCACGCCATTAGGTGGTTTTTTAAATCATACCGAGACACCTAATTGCTGTTTAATCGAACTTTTGGATTGGGACGACTACAGAATTTATCATTTGCACACAATAAAGCATATTAACGAGGGTGATGAGCTGACTTTAAATTATCATGTCGACGAAGAAGAGCAAAGCACCTAATCACGGCGTAACAGGTCTGTCGATCAGCCAAGAAGAGGTTGATTTATTCTTAGATTACTTGGTTGAAAGTGAACCAGAGCAAGCAAAAGTGCACGAAAATGCTAAGGAAACAGCAAATATTGATATTCGTGATGCCGAGATTCATTATATCGACGCAAAAGAGAACAGGTTGTATCGAATCCTTAATAAAATTGCGATTTCAGCCAATAAATACTTTAATTATGCGATAAATGGCATAGAAACTGCCCAAATTATCCATTATAAAGCGCCTAGTAACGGTTATGGGTATCATATTGACATAGGACCCGAGGGCACAGCTGCAAACCGCAAGATCAGTATGACACTATCTTTGAATGAAGAATACGAAGGTGGCGAACTCTGCTTTAGGACAGGCGACAATGCTAATTGCACGCGGCCAAAGATGGGTGAGATAGTCGCTTTTAGTTCTTTTATCTCGCACCAGGTAAAACCTGTTACCAAAGGCGACCGTTATGTGGTCGTTGCTTGGTTTACTGGCCCGCCTTTTCGGTAGTATAATCAATAAATGTCTAAACTTGATGACATTGATATATTTAATGATCCACGCACCGAAGGTTTTAGCGTTTATCAAGATCTATTAGGCTTTATACCATCAAATGTAAAACTTTATGCGAGAAGTTTTTTGCCAAAAGATTTTAGCGGTAAATTTTCCGAAAAAGATTTAAGTCAAAAAGAACTAGATGCTTTAGATCAAATAATTTTTGCTGAGGGCACAAACAAACCTGGACTCTTAGATTACCCAGATTATAAAACAAGTGAAAAACCTTACTCAGATATAACAAGAAATGTAGTGGATCTTGTAGCTGCTGGATATAAAGTTTCTCAAGATGAGGTTAGAGCAAACCCAAACAAATATTTTGTAACCGATCCATACAAAAAAGAAAAAATATCAGTAGCCGAACTTGAAAAAAGATACCCAGGATCTATGGATCCAGAGGC